ACTAAATTACACTATAATATTGGTATACAATTCGTTAATTTAAAGTAAAGTTGAGAGTATTTCTTCCTTATCAAAGGCTTGCATTATATTATAATTACATTGATGAGGCAAACCAGCAAATTCTTTTTCCATTATAATTCCATCAATAGTATGGGTAAATATTTTAGATTGATCTTTAGCTATGATATTTTTATGTATATTATAGCCTAATTTATCTGGAGAAGTACCAATCCAGCATACAGTAGAAGGAAGCATTAAAGCTGCTGATGCATGTTGAGCAAATGAATCTATTAATAATCTTTTTTCTGTTAAAGCAAACAAGCAAAAAAGCTCTCTAAAATGAGTATCAATTTTTTCAGTATGCTCATAGCTAATTTGATCTCTTCGACCAATATGAAATATATGATACTGATCTTTTAATGAATCAATTAAATCTTTAACTAAGAAATCAGGAAGATCTCTTGCCCAGTTATAATTTGGACCTTCATTTCCTCCACCATTAGTTTGAATAATTATAGATTTTTTGTTTCTATTGTATTTTCTTGCTGCATCAATTGCTTCTGCGTAATTTAAAAATAATCTAGGATTTTCTCCAGTATATTTTAATCCAAACATATTGCACCATGATTCAATTAAATGTTTATTTTCTACTACATATTCATTACTTTGGTAGACTTCATTTCCTAAAAATATAACATCTTTATTTTTAATAAAATCTTCATAAAAATATTGCGCACTATTTGATCTATAGATTCTATAAACGAATGGATTATTAAGAAAGACCTCTGGATAAGGACAAATTACTATTAATTTTCTATCTGGATAATTTTTACTTATGTTTTCAGCTACAGCAGTTGCTGCAATATGCTTGCCTATGCCACCTTGAAGAAAGAAAATTACTGTTTTCATGAACTTAATATATTATATGATAATAATTAAATTTTTCTATAAATTATAAAGCCGTATTGCCGTACATTATATATCTATTATTTCCAGTATGAAGAATTGAAATTGTTGCAAATTGTCCAGCGGTTCTGTATTGATTATTGTAACTATTAATTTGAATACCAATTCCAGATCCAGTTATTTGAATCTGCCCAGCGCCAATTTGAATTATAGAAGTATTAAATCCTGTTGCATTTCCACTAACAATTATTCCACTAATAGTAGTAGATGAATTTGCTAATATCATTTTATTATTTTGAGTTCCTGTAATATAGAAATTATTTGAAAAATTTAAAAGATCTGGATAATAATTCTTAAGATCAATTCCAGTTAATACTTGATTTCCAGAAATATAAGCTGTTCCACCAGAGATATTTACATTTCCATTTATTAAATTAATATTTGTTCCAGAAAAATCAAAACTACTAATATTACTTAAATCTAAAGCATTAAAAATACCAGTTTCTTGAACTTCAAGATTGTTAGCAAAAGTTTTAACTCCAGAAATAGTTTGATTACCTATACTATAAACTACTGGATCATATGAATTAATTAAATTTTTATTAACATTATTTCCAATTTTTGATTCTGTGCTTCCGCCAGTTGCATCTATACTAAAATAAAGATTTTTATAAAAAAGATAAGAATAAGCTACTCCATTTATAGCATAACTATTAGCGTTTGCTGGAACAGAAATTGCTGAACCAACTACTACTGCTGTAGAAAATGCATTTTTTAAAAATATTCCAGTCGAAGGATTCGCTGTATTTGTTAGCACACTATTTAATAAAGTTAATCTAGCAGCGTTTTCAACTTGAAAAGCTTTTTCTCCAGCTGTTTCTATTTGAGAGTTACTTATATTTAAAGTACTATTATTTCTAACGTAAGCTAAAACACTTGCAGAACTACTAGTCTCAGCAAAAGAAATCGAAGATGTTCCACTTACTATATCAATTGCTGTTGTATTTACTCCTTCTGGACTAAGTTTTAATATATCTCCTTGCAATCTTGAAGTTGTATTTGTATTATTTGAATATAAACAAGTTCCATTATCTTTTGCTATCAACCAACAATCTTGAATAAACAGTCTTTGAGGGTTATTTCCAGAAAATAATATACATTTATTATTTGAAGTGGCCGTTATTCCTAACCCAGCTATTGAAAAATTATTATCTGTTATAGTTGAACCAATACCAGTAGCTGCAAAAACCAATGAGCCAGTTATTCTAATTGGATCATTTTTATTTGTATTATTTCCTACTAAATTAATATATCCTTTATCTATAGTTAAATTTTCAGCTATTGGGCTAAGAAGCGTTATATAAGTTGGATTGTGAAAATATGCAATATTTTTTGCTGCATTGTAAGCTCCACTTAAAGTTTTATATGGATATAAAATATTTCCATTTTCAATATATGAATCTGTTCTAGTGGCATCAACATAGAAATATGAATTGGTTTGAACATATGGAATATCTCCACTTAATAAAACCCCAGTACCATTTACAGTTGGGCGAGAAGCAAAACTTTTAACTCCACTAATAGTTTGATTACCAGTTGTATATACGATGCCCTCTCCTCCTCCTCCAGCTGCTTCACCAATTAATAGAACACCTGTTCCATTTACAGTTGGACGAGTATAGAAATTTTTAGTTCCAGAAAGATTTTGATTTCCAGTAATATAAACTATATTATAAGCTAAAATATTTCCATCAACTCTTAGGTTTGTTCCAGAAATATAAACTGGAGAATTTACAAAATTAATATTCGTCCCAGAAAACGTCATATCTCCAACGCCCATAAGATTAAGATTTGCATCTACAATATTAATATCTTGCCCAGAAAATGTAGCACCACTTATAAAAATTTTATTTCCAGAAATAATTTGATTTCCAGTTGTATATAATATTTTGTCTGGAAGAACTACGTCTGAAGCTTCTCCACTTAATAAAACTCCTGTCCCATTTACAGTTGGGCGATTTGTTAAAATTATATTTCCATTCGTTATGCTTACATCTACGCCAGATAAAGTTAACATGTCAACGTTATTTAAATCTAGAGCATTAAAAATACCAGTCTCAGAAACTTGAAGATTACCAGAAATCGATACTCCCGTGGCAAAAGCTTTAACCCCAGAAATAGTTTGATTGCCAGTTAAATTTACATATCTTAAATCTAATTCTCCAGTATTAGGTATTCCACTTGGTCCAATCGCTCCACTTGGTCCTATTGGGCCAATTGGACCCTGCGGAAGCACAACGCAGGCTTGAGTATCGTATGTTGGAGATGTTGCATTTACATTTAATGCATTTGGTAAAATTACATCTACATTTATTTCTGACATAAAATTACATCGCTGTTACTTCTGGACTAACAATAAATTTTCCTCTTAATAATTTTATAGAATTTCCAGTAGGAATTCCTGATGGAAATCTTTCAATATCATAAACAAATGAACCTACTGGAATAGTTGTCATTGTATATGATGGAATATTTATATTTATAAATCCAGAAGCATAAAGAGATCCATTTATTCCACTATTAATAACTGGTGCTAAATCAACTATAAGGCCAGATATTCCTGTAAAGCCATAAGCATACCTAACAACTCCTCTTACATCGTATCCACTCAAATTAACTGGGGTATTATATTGATCTTTTACAGAAAGAGTTATTTGTAAATTGTCGCCTTGAATTGTGCTTATATCATATGAAGTTGCCATATAATAAATTACACTTTAATTAATTTATTTTTTAATTTTAATAAATTATATTAAGAAGGTAAATAAGATCCTTGACCCATTCGTGGTCTATTTGGACTTTTTGGATAAGTTGCTTCTATTGTTGAAGAAGAAATATCTGGCGTTCCTTGTAGGACTTGACCAACAATTGTATTATCAAGATATCTATTTACTGTAATTGCTTCTCTAGTTGGAATAAATGCTTCGTTAAATTCGCCAAGAACACTCCAGTATATAACTTTCGATGCACTTCCTGTTGCTGTCATTCTTAAGGCTTGATATGTGCTATCCATTGAAACTGTTAATCCCCATGTAGCTGTACCAGTTGTATTTGAATTTAGAACAGTATTATTTATTAAATGCATCGTTCCAGCTCTATTTGCAGCTGATACTAATCTTGTTTGAAGTAAAGCGTTATTCAATCCTGTTTCAGAAGCGATTATATTAACTGTACCATTCCAAATTACTCCAGAAGGAATAAAGGCTTTTCCAGATACGTAAGTTCCATCACTAAATACTCCGTCTAACATCAACTCTGTATTTGCAGCTCCACTAGTTATGCCTTTCCAGAATAAATGAGTTTTTTGTGAACTACCTGGCCAAGAAGTTCCATTTGAACCTCCTGCGATTGATACTTGATTTTTATTATAAGAAAATGCTTGATTACCTAGCGCCATTCCACCTTCATTATAAACTTTATTATTAGATCCTATTGAATAGCTATTTGTTCCAAAGTTAACATTGTTAGATCCAAAAATTCCATTATAAGATCCACCAGAAATTTGATTATTAGATCCGAACGTAGAACTATAAAAACCAGTTGTATAGTTATAAAGTCCTACGGCAGTAGTAAAGCTATTTTCAGATATATTATTATTACCTATTAAAATAGAGTCATATAAATATACTCCAGTAGTATAACCAAATCTATTTCTAAGTCCAAGTAGTAAACTATTTGAACCTATTACATAATTTCCATTTCCAAGTAAATTGTTATCTATTGGTCTTGCTGCTCCAGTTGGAGCGAGTTGATTTATAATATTATTAACTCCGATTGCTGTATTATTTTGTCCATCAATTACTAAGTTATTAGTGCCAAAAGCAGAATTATTTAAACCATAAGTCAAATTTGATTTTCCAACTATATTTAAATAAGCTCCAGATGCATTATTATCAAAACCTAAAACGTTTGATGAATTTGAAAATGTAGAATTTTGAGTTCCTATAATGTTAGCCCATAATCCTAATCTCTCAGTATTAGAAAATCCGAGCATTATAGTGTTTTTCTTCCAAATTGGAAGATAACCTGTTTGTCTAGTGAATGATAAAATAACTCCATTTTCACCAGTTTGATAAGTTCCACTTTCTGATATTAGACTATTGAATGATCCAGCTAATAAACTGGGTCCAGCATTATCTTGAACTAAGTTGCTAATACCAAATGCATTTACTCCTGCGCCAGTTACATTATTATTATGACCAATTAAAGTATTCATTCCTTGATAAAATGGCCAAGTAGAAGTAACTATTGGCCAAGGCCCCTTATTTAATGTTTTAACATTTGGAATTCTAATTCCAGATACACCTGGTCCGTAAAGTCCAGTAGAAATATCTTCTATTGCAGTATATCTAGATCTATTATTGACTCCTATTAAAATATTTTGATGACTAGGACTATTATTTGCTCCAATTACAACTGATGGATCATAAACTCGAAATAATGTTTGGCTTTTTCCTACAACACCGCTAAGAAACCCAGAGATATCAATTGCATGAAATCTATTATCATTATTAGTTCCAATACTAATCATTTTTAATAAATTTGCGTATGCCCATGGATATTTTCCACTACTACCAGCAGTCTCTATTCCTGTGTATCCATCATACTCTCCACTTATTCCACCATAATATCCACTATTAAGATCTTTCCACTCTCCACTAAAATTAATTGCAAGTGGAATTGGATCATTGTTTAAGTTTATAAATGGATAATGGAAAGTTCCATATCTAAAACCTAATGATAAGGTTCTAGGCATATAATAATTACTTACTGGAGTTGTACCATCGTTAATTATACCGACACCTTCTAATGGAACAAAAAGCTCGCCAGAAGCCTCATTAAAAGCATTGTTAATTACGTTGCCTCTACCAATTATAAATGAATCTGAAGAACCGCTTATAAAATTATTTTGACCATTTAAAATTACTGAACATGAAGAATTATCTATTCTATTATTAAATCCATTTAAAATGGTACTTGATCTAGAAATATTTAAAATTCTATTATAATAACCATTTCCTATAAAATTTCCTCTAGGAATTTCGTTTTGTATAGAATTAAATTGACTAGGATTATTAAGTAAATCATAATTAGTTACATTTATACAATTTTCAAATCCTCCACCTATAAAATTATTATGACCAATATTTCTATTATTTCTTCCATTTATTATTGTAGAATTTGAACCAAGAATATAATGAGCATAACCATTTCCTATAAGTGAAAAATTCTCATATGATTCAGCTACTTGGAAAGCATCAGCTCCTATTTTACTGTATTGACCACCTAAAATTGTATTTAATGCTCCATAAACTTGATTGTTACTTCCTGCTAATATTGTAGCATTATAATGACCAGGTTGACTGCAAACAGTATTATTATTTCCATTAACAAAATTCCCATCTCCGCCATGTGAAGCATTATTATATCCAAAAATAATTGTATTATTACTATAACAAATAGCATTATAGTTTCCTAAAATACGACTGCTAGAAGTATTACAAAGCGCGTTGGAATAACCAAAAATAACACCATAGGAAGAATTGTCCATACAACTGTACTGTCCTCCTATAACATTATAACGAGAATAATTAGTAACGCTAAGACTCTGTCCGCCTACAATTGAATTATAACAAGTATAAGAACCAATAGTATGATCTGTTCCACCTAGAATTGAATTACCACAAGAAAAATATCTATCTATACCAGCATTAGTTTCCGAAGCTCCAACGGCTAAATTATTTTTTTCGTCCCACACAATACATTTGGTATCAGAATCCGTAGGGAACCCACAGACCGCGTTATAACTTTTTTTGATCGTAAGTCTATCTGCTCCTATAGCGAATTCCGTACTTAAACCCGTAGTACCATATCCATCTATATTATCAACAGTTTCTCTTTTAAGTCCATGGGAATAAGTTTTATACCAATCTCCAACGTTTGGATTTGCTTGTATTTTTATTATTTTATCATTTGAAGCTTCAAGAAAGCCATTTCCAGTATTTAATTGAAAATAATAATTACCTGTTAGCAATCCTGTATAATCTGACATTAAATAATCTCCATATGTATTTTACTTATTTACACTAGTTTTTTCAAATTAATATTGTATATTTTACCATTTGCTAAGAGCAGTTCTGACCCAATCGTTGGTATTTCTGCAATAATAAAAGTAATTATTATCAAAAGCAAATTGCCCGCTAGTTCCAGAGCTATTTTCAGCAGATGGAACAAATGAATTTTGCAGTATAAATTTATTTGAATTTATATTTGATATATTGGCGTTTGTGCCAGTTATAGAAGTAATAATTCCAGTATTATCTACTCGTAAATTTCCACCAGATATATGAACTTTTTCTTGTGGATTAAATGTACCAAAACCTATTTTTTGTCCAGATTGTAAAGCAAAAACTCCACTTTGTTCTATATGATTAAATCTTTCCTCAATTGAATAATTCGTTAATACTCCTTGACTGTAAAAACTGGCTGGTGCTGGATTTGGAAACGGTATGATTACTCCAGTTTGATTTATTTGGATCGTATTATTGCCTTGAATTCTTCCATTTAAAGTTGATCCTGTTACTATATACCATCTTTGAGTATTTATATGACGATTTAAATCAGCTGGAGTTGAAAATGTCCAACCAAATTTAAATCCAGTAGCATAAACTCCACCAGGACCAAATGGAATTGTAGATTCTGTTCCATTAGATAATAAATATCTTTGATTGGGAGTAGATGGTACAAATGGATTGTTTGTGTATCCAGAAGGTAAATATGCTGATCCACTTAGAGTTGTAGATCCAAGTACTGTTAAATTTCCTGTTATTAATGAGATATCTGCCATAAAGTTATCCTGCTGTTACTGTTGGAGAAAAAACGTTTCCAGCTGCTGACACCAGCAATTGATTTCCATTTAAATAAAGTCCTCCACTTATATAAACTCCACTGGCAAAATCTAATGTTAGAGTATGAGGACCAGAAGAACTATGCCGACGAGCTTGACCATCGCTCAGAATTGTTGCACCGCTATCTGAAATACTTATATAATTACATCTGCCCGCTAAAATAGAAGAATAGTTTGAAAATGCAGTATTTTTTTCTCCACCACCAATAAAAGAATATAGACCACTTGCTATATTATTGCATCCTCCTAAAGCTTCAGAATACATACCAATTGCGCAGTTATATTGTCCACCGCCAATAACTGCATAACGATTCTGAACGCAATTTAGTCTACCGCCTCCAACAAAACCTCCTTGAGAAGTTACATAATTACAATTGCCACCACCAATTACAGCGCCATTTCCATCTGCAAAATTTTCATATCCTGCACCAATTAAAGAATATATTCCTGAAGTGCAATTAAATGCACCGCCAATAATTGTAGAATATGCACCAATAGTACAGTTGTATGAACCACCCACAATAGCAGAATAACTAGATAAAGTTGAATTAAGTGCTCCTCCAAAAACTGAAGACCAATCTCCAGATGCCGTATTACATAGCCCTCCTACTACTGCAGCTGAACGACCAGATACATAAGAATTAATTCCAAAATTAACTGAACCAGAAGCGCCAATTAATAGATTAATTTCACTCGCCTTGACTTCGCTTTTTCGTCCACCATCATCAATTTTAATAAGATATACTGTAGTTAAGTCTGTTGCCATAATTTTATACCTTAGTCCAATTTACATAAATTGGAACTGCAAGCCATACACCTTCTGCTCCATTCCCACTTGAGCAAATATACATGAATTGATTGTCCCATGCAATTTGTCCGCTATATCCTGGGCTATTAACTCCAGTTGGTGGTATACCTCCACCAATTCTAACTCCTGCATTAAGATTTACTTCTGAAATATTTCCAGTAATTCTAGGATATCTAAGATCTAACTGCCCAGTATTAGTGAGCTGTTCGGTAAATATCTGAAGACCATTAAAAGTGCGCATCTTGTTTAGATTTACACTTTATATATAATTACTTTATATATTATTTGCCTTCAGCCAAAACATCCCTAGCGCTTTTACTCAACTTAATGTTGTTATTGTTTTGCTTTGGAATATTGTAGTTAGAAACGTGCTTCTTAAATTCTCTTACTAGTCTTTTAATTAATGTTTCTCTATCATCGACTGGAATTAATCCAAATTTACTAGCATGAGCTTGTAGATCGCTCTTGTTCATTTCTTTTAATGTAATAACATACTCAGATTCGTCTAGAGTTTTATATTTGCGGATTCCATCATCACCCCAAATTTGATCTAAGCTTGTATATTTTTTTTCTTCTAACTTGCCATGAGTTTGAGACAATTCACCTATATTTTTTACCTTTTTCTTCATATTTTTCTCCTTTAACCTTACAAGTGGTTACACGCAAAGATAAAATAAGGGAATATATAAAATAAAAAACCCCTAGGATTTCTCCTAGGGGCTTTTTAATAACTGTTAACTATTAGCTAGTTTTAACTCTCAAGCCAACAATTGTACGAGCATCGATACAAACGCGTCCTTCTTCGAGGAATCCGTAGAATCCTGTTTTCTCAGAGCGAGATACGAATTGATCGTCAGGAAGAACATTGAATGTTCCGCCACTTTCGGCTTGACGAGCTACTGGGCGGATAAAGCCTTCGCGACTTAGATCCAATCCAATTGCTAATTCTCCACCACCTAGATCTGTTTGACCATCAGCAGCAGCGATAGAGTTCCAAAGTTGTGAATATTTAGCATTATAGCCAAGTTCAACTAACTCATGGAGGGTTACTCCATAAATTTCTTGAACGCCAGCATTGCGATAAATTTCTTCACGAACACCAGCTGGAAGATCTGTTGTGTTAGATTGACCAATTGGTTGATAAGCAAATGCACGAACATCAGCTTTTACTTCTGGACTTACGAATAGATCGGTTAGTCCGTATGTATCAACTGTTGTACCACCAGCATATGAAGTATTGATTCTCTTTACGAGAGTCATTAGATTATTCAAATCTGCTAGTTGGAATGTGTTAGCAGCTGCACTTCTGATTACGTGTCCATTGGCAACGTCAGCTGTGAAGTTTGCACTTGTTGTGTAATTTGTTCTTGCACCAGCAAGAGCTCTTAGAACTACTGCCCAAGCATTACGTTCTTGTTTTACAAGAACTTCGTTGCTCATGCGTTCTACTGCTTTGCCTACAACATCAATACGACCACGACGAGCGTAGCGCTTTAAGAAGCTAACGGCGCTGTCAAGGCGGTATGTTGAAACTTTTAGTTCACTGAATCCTTCAACTGTTGAAGAAGGAAGACCACCTGCTACATTTTGACTCCAAACTGTAGTATAGTCTTGGCCTTGATCAAAATATAGATCAAGAGGTAGACTTGGGGAATCATCTTCATCATAAGGTGCATCAGTGTAGATAGCACTAGCTGTGCCTGCTTGCATTAGAACCTTACTAACAACTGGTCCAATGAAAGCTGCAAAAGCTTCGGTAGCTTCTCTAGCAACGCCAACATCTCTGCTGGCCATAGCTTTGATAAGCTCAACTTGCTCTGGTGTATTTTTTAATTTGATTTTCATTTTTTTTAAATTTCTCCTTTAAAAATTAGAGTTGAATCTTAAGAGGAGCAACACCATTTACGGCTGTTCCTAGGAAGGTACCAACTTTGATTGCGTTTGTTGGTAGTGTAGTAGCAGCACTTAAGCTTCCATTAGCTCCTACAGCAAGATAAGCGACTTGACCTGCAGTAGCATTTACGCCACTGTACAATACTACTCCACGAGTTAGTATTGGTACGGTTTGTCCACTTACAACAACGCCCATTTCTGCGGCTTTGCGAGGTTTGAAAGCTAGTTTTTCACCGTTTTCATCTAATTCGCGTACATCCATTAGGGTAATACCTAGTGGTTGATCGCCAGAACTAGCGACGGTTACTTTAGCAACTGTGCCCCAACGATCAGAAAGTGTGTTTCCGTAAGCAGCACCAACTGAACCGATATTTTCAATTGGATTAGTGCCTAGTAAACCAGTACTGAATGGTTGAAAGCCAGGTGCAACTACTGTTACTACAGCGCCTTTTGTTTTAACTACTGCAGCAGATTCACTTGCTCCACTGTATGTAAAGTAGTTAACAACTTCATGCTCACTGTAATCTCTGAATGGTCTTAGATTATGTGCCATATTTTTATCTCCTTATTTATTTAGTATAAATCCTTCTTCGAAGCTAAATGCTCTACTGTATTTTTCTTTTACAGTAGCATCAGTAGCTGTTGAAGAGTTTGGTAATGAACTTTTTTCAAGTTTGGAATTGTCTATTACCTCATCTACAACTTCGGTTGTAGATTTTTCCAAATCGGTTGAAGCTTTAATAATTTTGCCATTTTTATCTTCTTTGGATTCATCGATACCATTATCTTTAATATCTTCTTTATCCATTTTTGCTTTTTTGGCAGCTTTATTTTTTTCTTTCATTAGAACTGCCATTTTCTTTTTATAGGCAGCGAAAGCTTCGTCTTCTAAATCTTTAATATCTGTGGCTAAAACTTGACGATCTTCATCATTTAATTCGAATTCTTCGTCAAAAGAAGCCATGCGAACATTAAATGCCTCTTCTTTAAGTTTTGCAACTTTTTCTTGTTCTAGCTTTTCTAAATTAGCTTTGATATTAGCTATTTCAGTTTTTAACTTTTCACTCTCTTCTGCGAGTGAAGCATTTTTTGCTTCAACTTCTTTTAGAAGAGTTTCTTTTTCTGTTTTTTCAGCAACGAAAGTTTCGCTAGCTTTTTTGAGTTCTTCGTTAATAAAATCAGTTATGGACGAAGCCTTAACTTCTTTAAGAAGATCATCGGTTATTTGGTTAATATTTTCTATTTTCATAATAATTCTCTCTATTATCTTAATATCCTTTACATTATTTTCGTCTGAATGTGAAATATTATTTTGATCTACTGGTTCTTCAGATATTTGAATATCTGATTGATTTTGTTCGACTTTTAATATTTCATCATTGTTTTCTTGCTCGACTGCTACTCCTTCAACGTCTGCTGCTGGATTAACAGTTAAGCCTATGCCAAGAGGGACAACTTCACCAGTTACCTCTCTATAAATATAAGTATTTTCATTGATTCTTCCAGAACCACCAAGAGCTTTCAAATTAGATGATAGTTTAGCTTTTTCTTGTTCAGAAGATACAATCTTACCATTTTCTAAATTTTTTTCTTTATCTTTTAAAAGCACTAAATTATAATCATTAAATCCAAGTTCCCAAGAAGCTGATATACCCATGTAATTTTCACTAGTTGGGTCATTGCTTTCTTCTATTAAATTAGCTAGATTTTGATTAACTACTTTCCAGATAACTCCACCTAAAGTAATATTAAATGGTTCTTTCATGTCTTTAATATCTAATTCTGCAAGAGACTCATTAGAACCAAATTTACTAAAATTAGCATTTAATATGCAACCAACTACTCTTGTTCTATCATGTTCAATATTAATTGGTTTATTAACAAAATATTTAGCAATTTCATAAGCAGTTTCAGCATTTATTACATCGCCATTTTTATTGACTCTGTTTACTACACATGCATCAAAAGCTACTGGAAGAAGGTCTATATTCTTCTCAGAATCAATTTGTGGTAAAAATTTCCTTAAAGCACTTAAAGATGCTACTGACAAGTACTTATCTTTATCTTCACTAACTATTGGTTTCAATTGAAGATTAGCAAAGATTGTATTGAATTTAAATTTATTTTCCATAATTTTATATATTATTGAGATCAGAGATAATTACACGATCTTCTTCATCTTCTAGATATAATTCGTCTTGACTTTTAAAATCAAAATCTTCTAAACCATAATTTTTAATATCTTCTTCTGCTTGTTTATAATCAACTTCTTGAGGAGATAAACTTCCTCTTATTGTAAATTCATTTCCTACTACTTCAAAATTTCCAGCTTTAAAATGACTTAAGAAATTAACTATATTTTCTTGGGCTGCTCTAAGAAATAAATTAACATGAGCTAATGTTTCTTTATTTAAATCGCTGGAAGCATTAAAACCAGATTTATAAGCTTTCTTAAGTTCGACTAATGTAATTTTTTTATTAAATTTTTCATTATGAATTTTAGTTTTATCTTCTAAAGCTGCTACAATTTTCTTAGAAAATACTAAAGATTTTTCTGAATTTTTATTTTTACGGATTTTTGGTCTATAAGTCTTTTTGGCTTTAATTAAATCAAAGCCATATTGTTCTGAATTATAATTCATAATCTATATAATATACACTTAATAAATAATTAAATTAAATTTAAATTAGCACAACGGATAGAACATTATGCTAATTTTACCACGCTTGTGACCAACCAGGACTTCCGTCGTAACGGTTCAAGTTTTTATCAGATATATCTATATCTAAAATTTTCATAAATTGTTTTTATATCAGGTTCAGAAAGAACTATGTTATATGCGTTTATTACACCAATATCTAAATTATTAAGATATCTGCTTCTTTTCTTGGCGTTCCAAGTTTGTTTGGTTCTTCCTTGCGCTAAAGAAGATTTTCCAAAATTTAAATAAGTTAAACCATATCCATCTTCAGCATAAAATGTTGTGCTAGTATGAGGATATATTGTTCCATTTTTCATGTAAAAACCTGGTGCAAGTGGCATTTGATCTCGTCTATTTTTATATAAATTTTTGCTGCCACCTCGATAAGCAGAAGGATTAACTAATGGGTTAAATGGAACAAGAGCAACAGTTTGAAGTTCTCCATTTATAAAAATACTTAAATTGCCATTATCGCAACATATTGACAACATATACATTTCGCCAAATTTAAATTTATAATCTGTCATTAAATTAAAAGAAATTGGTCTTAAGAAAATATCACTATATCCAATGCCTCCAAAAGTAAAAACAAAACTAAAATTATCGAAAACTCCTTTGTAGCTTGGTCGGCCAGGTATATTGTAATATGGAGATCTATATCCAATATTAAAACTTCGATGGCTACAAAATACTCCTCTTTTTTCTCTTACAATGTAGCCACTATTTGGATTTTTATGTTGAATTGGTCTTTGCAATCTAACAAATATATTCAAAGTTGATTTACTACTAACAACATTAGCATTTAAATGTAATAAGCTATATTTATTATCTATTGGTGGTTCCGTGGTTCTATTACCATAATATTCATTTGATTTTCTATTTTCAACATCACTATTATCTGATGCTTTTATATAAGATAATGTGTTATTGTTTATCTCGATTTTTCTTGTGTTAAATGGTGCGCCAATAATTCTTTGATTAGCTTGAATGGTTGTTGGAACAATTCCGTTGACTTGATAATATCTTATTTGCTCTAGAAAAGCTGGATCAAGTTCATAATGTATTGGAAGAATATTATCATTATAATAATTTATAACTGGTGGTTGATATATTCCAAGAGCTTGTCCGCCTTCTGGACTTGCCCAATCTACATCTGCTGGTGTTTCATGTATATTAACGCTAAAACTTGTTTTATCCCATAAATCTTGCATACTATTTCTAGAAGACGAATCAAAAATATGCCATCTACGTTGAGAGGGATCCATATTTCTGTTGTCCCAATATATTGACATGTTAGGATCATCATCTTTTACAAAAAAAGGTTTTGTATATACTTTTTTTGGATTTACAGTTTGACTGTATATTCCATTAACATATGAAAGAGCAGAGCCTGTTGCTATTATTTTATTAAATGTATTAGCAATATCTTTTTTATAAAAAATTGAATCAAAAAGAAAAGTAAGATTAGAAGGAGAAGGTAAGAGGTCTATATATTTTCTTTCAATTAATTTTCCACTTCCACCTTTTGTAGAATTAATTTTTCCGCTTCCGCTTTTGCCTATTTTAATATTCATTTTTTGTATAACTCTTTAGAAACATCATCTGCAGAACCCATTGTTGGTGTTTCTGGGTATTTAGTTGGTAATTCTCTACTATCTAAATTTGGCTCTGAACAAGATATTAGAAAAAATAGCGGCAATATTAATAATATTTTTTTCATAAAGAATATTACACTTTTAATGATTCTTCAATTAATTTTGCTTCTGCATCTCGTCTGCGACTCATACCCTTTTCTATGCTACCACCAATCCATATTCTTTTCATATTTCTAATTTGGTTAGCTATAAAGGTTAAAGCTTTTTGATCATAAGTAGATACTAATTTCATACCATCTCTTATTAATTTCATTTCACGGCGACGATCACCTTCTAGAGCATTGCCTCGATTAAATACAAGGCTAACTAATCCACCTTTTGCATCTTCTGGAAGATTATCAAAATTAGGAAAAGTTTCTTTTGTTAAATTATAAAATTTTGTTACTGTTTTATTATTAAAAACTTTCAATGATAACTCCCATGGAATAGTTATATCTTTTAATGATCTGATAAGATTTTTTGCAGCAATACCTTTTATTCCAACAACTTTGTATAATCTATCGAAATCTTTTTGAGCCAGATCTTTCCAATCATTTGTGAATTCAGTTTTATTAACATACCCAAGATCATAACCCACGCCAATTGTGACTCCACTTTGCTCTCCTGGCCATGTTGGATTTTTTAAAAATTTATTATAGTAATTTTCGCCACCACCAACTTCAAATTCGAGAACAAGATCTAATGATTTTTTATTTAACATATTCAAATAGGATAGTCTACTTCAAAAAGCCTGACTGTATTCCAACCCCTTCTGCACATTACAAAAATTCTATACCAGTAGCGTCTAAGACCAAAACTTTGACCAGGGCTAGTTATATTAATAATACCATTTCCTAAATCAGAAATTACGTCTCTATTAAAGCGGGTTCCATCTTTTGCTCTTATAATTATATAATTAGAAGAAAAATCTACTCCTCCAAGAGAATTTAATATTGTAATTGGATCTAGATCAATAATTGTGCAGTTACTAGCAAAAGTTTCATAATCAAGAGCTATATGATTAAAATTATAGAAAGCGCCACGTGGTGCTGTGCTATCCTCCACTTGAGCTAATTTATTAATATTTTGATATCCACAAGTTTTAATTAATGATATTTTATTAATATCTTGATAGCTAGATTTATTACTAATAATTTTTAATTGTCCAAGACTAAGATTTAAAGTGCCAAAAGTTTGAAAACCTGGATGCGGATTTGAATCTATTAGTAAAACATCTCTACCCTGAAGAGTATTACCCCAGCCAGATTTTGTTGAATATCTATAAATTTTTAAATTAGCATTTGCATTTAAAAAAACATTATTTCCTAAAGTTGGAGGATTTCCAAGAAAATTTATTCTATTTAAATAATTGCAGTTGTAAAACACTTGATCTGCAATATTTGTTACAGAACTTGGAATAGTAATACTCGCAAGAGAAGTGCAACCAAAAAATGCATAGTTCGCAATGTTAGTTACAGAATTTGGAATAGTAATGTTCGTGAGAGAGGTACAGCCATGAAATGCAGACTCTTGGATGCTTGTTACAGAATTTGGAATATTTAAATTAGAGAGTGAAGTGCAATAATAAAATACAGAGTTTCCAATGCTCATTAAAGAATTTGAAATAGTAATACTTGTGAGAGAAGTGCAGCCTAAAAATCCACCATACAGAATACTAGTTACAGAATTTGGAATAGTAATACTTGTGAGAGAAGTACATCTGCTAAATGCAGAAGACCCGATAGTTATTACAGAATTTGGAATAGTAACACTTGTAACAGAAGCGCAATTATAGAAAGTATTGGTTTCAATAGTTGTTATAGAACTTGGAATAGTAATACTTGTGAGAGAAGTACAATTGGCAAATGCATAACCTAAGATACTTGTTACAGAATTTGGAATAGTAACGATTGTAAGAGAAGCGCAATTTATAAATGCAGAAGACCCGATAGTTGTTACAGAACTTGGAATAGTATAATTATTTCCACTTTTAGCAATAGGATAGCAGAATAATGTTGTTAAATTTTTATTAAAAAGTATTCCACCAGAAGAACTATAATTTAAGTTTGATGCGTTTACATTAATCGAGACTAAAGAAGTGCAATTATAAAATGAAGAAGATCCAATACTTGTTACAGAACTTGGAATATCTATATTAGATAGCAAAATGCAGTTATTAAATGCAACGTTTGCAATAGTTATTACAGAATTTGGAATAGTAATACTTGTGAGAGAAGTACAATCAGAAAATGCACGGAATCCAATACTTATTGCCTCATTACCAAGCTGAACACTAGTTAATGTTGAAGTTCTACCGCCATAACTGGATGAAGTAATAACTGCATCAGTACTTGTTACTGTAGATGGACTATCACTAAAAAAGAATGTGGAAGCCATTTTATTTTTTAATTATTTATTTTATCTATTGTCTTATCTATTATATTGTCTTGAGGAACTTTTTCTTTTAACCAACTATTAAGAACTCCAAAATAAACAAGATGTTCACTATCAATTAGATACAAACTGTTATTAAAATTATCTTTATAAGTTTTGATTCCAGAATCTTCTTTTAAATCTATTGCTTTTTCTTTTTTAAATTTGATTCTATACATTGATATTAAATTATTGTAGCGTTCTCTTGCTTGACTTGTAATCAATGCGTCATCTCCAACGAAAGAGATTAATCCACCATTATCTTTGTCATACTGCCTTGGAGTAGTTGCATCATAAGAAGATTTATCATCCTCTATTTTATTTGGAGTTACAGTAGCACAACTAACTAGAAGACAATTAAGAACTAATACGCTTACGAATTTCTTCAAGATTTTTCTCCTGCACTTCTTTTTCTATATCGCTTTGATAATTAACTTCTTTTTGAGCTTCTTGGCGCTCTTTCATTTCTTTTGTATTCTTTGCGCCGAATACATTATTGATTGCTGCGAATATTCCAGATACCGCTGAAAGTATAGCTGTTAATATTCCAGTTGGCATGATTACTCTACGTAACTTGCTGTAGCATCTTTACATCCAGATGCAATAGCGTTAAGTACCTTGATTGCAAGTGCGGTATTACCATCTAATCTTGCAAATTGTTGAGCATAAATATCTTTGATAACGCTAACATAATTTACCCAATGAGTTTTTTCTGTTGGAAGATAATCATTTAAAGCTTTTTGAAGTTGATCTGGAGTTGGAGCATTTCCACTAGTTAATCCTTCTACAATAGCTGCTACATGATTAATCATTTTAGCTTTTTCAATCCTATCATCACCAGAAACGGCTTGATCAAGAACTACTGTACAAGCTAATACTACCGCTGGTTTAACATAAGGAAGCGCGTTTGAAACACTTGTTTCAACATCAACTTTTCCAGTATTTGTTGTAGCACAAGCGCCAAGAAATATGCTCAAAAGAGCAACTGTAATTAAGTTTAATTTATTCATATATTTTCTCCAGTTCTTTTTTCTGCTTCATTTGTTTGAGCTACTGTCCCACCAGTAACTGCTGCATCTTTTACTGTTAATGCAAAAATAATTCCACTAACAACTGCAACTAATTTTGAAATTCCTAATACGTAATTTTCAATACCATCTGGAAGAAACGCCACTAAAGCTGGATCACTATGAATTGCTATTGCTGTACAAACTGCTACAACTGTGGCTATTCCAGATGAGCTAGATCTCCAATTTGGGCCAAATATTTTAGATAGCATAGTTTTCATAGTATATTACACTATATTATATGTATAAAAAATTAAAATATCAATACTTTCTTCTGATTATTTAGAACCTTATATAATACGTTTCCACTAGCAAATATGCCTCTATTTCCAAAATCTGGATCAATATCAAAATTAAAACTTAGATTCGCAGTTTTATTACCACCTATAGCTGAATTATAATTAATATTATTAAATCTTGCACCACTAAAAACAAATCTACTTGGATAAACCCCATTTCTACAATTACTAAAATTAACAACTATATTATAATCTTGATCTCTATTTAATGTATCAAAAAATGATCCACTTAAATTTTCTTTAACAATAAAAGACATATTTAAATCACAATTTACTGGAAAATTAATATTTCTACCTTGAGGGAATTTATAATTTAATGATCTTAGATTTTGTCTGTCAAATGATAAATCAAAATTTAAAGTTTCTAAAGTATCTGTATAAAATAGAACTCCAGTCGTATTTAAAGTAAAAAATGATACATTAGCGTCTCCTGGCAAAAGAATATTTTGTCCACTAAATCCAGATGGATTAATACTGTTAGGAATTATTAATTTTGTATTTTCTATATTTTGATTTCCAGATTGAACATTTAATGTGGTATAATTTACTCCGCTTCCACTTATATAAAAATTTATATTATCAGCAACATATGTTTGCTCAACACTAGGAACTTCTCCTACATTAACAGAAAATCCATACTTTGTCAGATAAGAATTTTGAAAATGCAAAATAGAATAATTGGGAGAATTTGGATCTATAACATCATTTATTCCAGTTGGATTTATATATTGATTTGAAAAGGGATAATTTTGAAAAAGGTCATTATCATTATTATTTATAACAAGATAAAAATCTTTATCATCAATAATAGAATTATCTTGGCATAATCCAGAAAACATTGGAGCATTAAATCCAGAAAAATAATTAACATTAAAATTTAATCTATTTTCATTAGTAAAACCATCTGGAGTATAACTAAAAGTAAAATTAACCGTTGGTTGAGAAGCTAGTCCTCTAAAAATATTTTTCTTGCTAGCAAAACCTTCTAGGTTAATTCTATTGTTATCTATGCCATAATTAAAATTTTGAACTTTTTCTATTCTTTTTAATATTTGATAGCCACTTAAATAATAGTCTGTAGTTGGATTTTGTTCGCCACTATATGGACCAACAAATAAACCTTGTACATTATAGATTATTCTATTTCTAGCCATTTACCTTAATCCTTATATAGGATTACACTATTATTTTAAATTTAAATTACCAAATGGACATTGCTGTTCTTATCCAAGTATTTGAGCTTATACAAATATAAAAATATTTACTATCAAATGCAATATCTCCAGCTGTTCCTAATGCGTTAGGAGAAGCTGGTGGATTAGTAAATAAACTTGTATTTCCATTTACTGTAGTATCAAGATTTATTTTCTTATTATCAAAATATAGATTATCTCCTTGAACTTTAATAAGTTTTCCATCTAAATTTATATATTTTGATTCTATTCTAGTATTCATAATTTTATAGTCCCTCTAATAACGTGACCCCCTCTTGGCGCCGAAGGGCGTCGCTAGGGTAATCACATGAAAAAAACAGAGGCTACTTTTTACGGCAGCCTCCGATATTCTCTTGACTTTCTTCCAGTTATCCGAAGATAACCAAAAAGTTGTCACGTTATTAGAGCTGTATAATTTATTTACCATTTAATTACACTTTGCTTTGTTGGGTTATTAAAGTCTGGTCGAGATTTATATATGAATAATTCATTTTGTTCAAAACTATAATCTTTTCCAGAAAGTACATAGAATGGAGTAACATCGTATGAGTTATTATCTCTTTCATCATATAATTCTATATTTTTATTATATCCACTATAAATTTTTTCTGTTACTGGATATATATTTCTAATTACTAATTGATTCTGTCCTACTCTATCATCTCTTTCATAGTTAAATTTTATATTAACTTTTTTAGCTTGATGAAGATTTGGAGATAATGGTCTTTTAAAATTAATTTTTTCTTTAACTATTAATTGATTTGGAATTGAGGTAGAGTATGTATATGGGAAAACATCTAATCCTTGATTATCAAATATAATATATGGATAGTATAATTTTATATTTGGATTAACTCCATTCGTAATTGGAGACCAACTATAACTATTTATTGTGAATTTAGAATATTGATTAATTTTTGAAATTGGTAATGATGAAAGTGAATTTTTACTGGTAATATATGCTCCAGTGGGTTTATTTGTGGTAGTATTGAAACCATTCCATGAACTATTATTAGAATACAATAAGCCTATAGAAGAGTAATAAGGGTATATGGAAGCATCTGTGCAACCTTGACTGACTCTTATAGAAGAATTACCAGTTACTCCTGTCCAGTTAAAGTAATTATATGCATAATAAGGATTTATGTCTTGACGTTTTGGATTTGCATAAATTTTATGAGTATATGGATATGATGTTATTGATGTTGTTTTGTATATACTATTAAAATTAATTGCATCTGGAGATATTGTATAACCAACTCCTGTATTTTTTGGTTGAGCTAAAACCCATATATTGGTATTTCCACTATTGTATATTCTATAATTATTTTCATTAATATAATTATTGCTACTTTTATATACATACATTCCATTTGCTTCTGAATAGGAAGATCCACTTACTATTAATACATCTCCACTAGCAATTTGTTGAAATTGTCCTGCAAAAGATAAATTTTTTGTACTATTTCCATAATTTATATTTGCTCCACTTTTTATATTAAGTTTAATAAATGTTTCTAAGTGATGATTTTTTGGTTGTACAGTTATTGGTACCCCGCTCCATAAATTATATTCAATATAACCATTACCAATTACTGGATGAAATCTAACTGCTTGTAATGCTAAATTTTTATATTTACTTTGTGGATGAAATACTACGAAATTATTATTTCCAGAAACTCCAGTGAAAAGATTTGATGGTGTTTTTTCATAACTATTAGGTCTATTTGCGTCATTTTCAACAACCATATAAGGTTTTGCTCTAAGAGATGATATATATCTTGCATTATTTGCATCTGTATTCACTCCAGATTCTAAAAGACTACTTTTAGGTTCTATTGTAAAATAAACAAAATTTCCAGCTTCTAAACCAGAAGGAATACCTTGTAGTCCGCTGTTTTCATTTATATATCTTCTAAAAGAATTTCCTTCGAGACCAATACTTAACCATTTTTGTTTTCTATATTTATTTTTATCTGCAGAATCAGCAGGTATTGGTGGAAAAAATCCAGTATAAACGCTATCAATAAAAAATTGTTGTCCACTAGATAAAGTAATTCCTTGATTTGAATTAACATAAGAAAAGCTTCCATCTGGAAGTTTTTGAAGACTTAAAATTTTATCGTATATATTTGTAGCCATATTAATTTAGTGCCCAGTTTGTACCAAGAAGAGCAGCTCTCCAATCTCCATTAATTCCATCTCCACTAATACAAATAAAAATATAATCTCTATTAAAAGCTATTTGTCCGCTATATCCTGCAGAATTAGGAGCAGAGGGAATGTAGTTTGGATTAAGAATTATATTATTTTTTAAAGTTTTTGATCCAGTTATAGTTTGATCTGTATGTAAGGTCACATATCGTGCATCTAATTGTCCAGAATTAGTAAGTTGATCAGTGAAAATCTGTAAACCATTAAATGTGCGCATCTAATAGTTTACACTTTAATTGTATATTTACCAACTAGATAATGCAGTTCTGATCCAAGTGTTGTCTTTTTTACAAAAATAGAAATAATCTCCATCTATAACAAATTGCCCACTTGTTCCAATTGAAGTAGAAGATGTTGGTGGAGTGAATATTTGAGATGTTTCTCCATTTATTAAAACTGGTACGCTATTAACAGTTGGTCTAGAGGTAAAATTTTTAATTCCAGCTATATTTTGATTCCCAGTATTATATACTAAATTGCTGTCTCCATTTACTAAAATATCAGTGTTAAGTACTTTTGGTCGAGTAGAAAAATTAATTTGACCAAATACTCCTGATTGAGCAAAATAAACTCCATTTCTAAAATCTAAAGTTAAGGTATTTGAACCAGAAGAGACTTTTGTTCTAAATTCTCCGTCTATTAATAATGATGCTCCCGTATATGATACAGGAATTTGTCCACATCTACCACCAAAAATATTAGAATAAGAATTTCCACTGCAAATTCTACTACTTGCGGAATTAATAATTGCAGAAGAATTTGAACCTAAAATAAAAGACTGACAACCACCGATTATTGTATTAAGACACCTGCTAATATTATAACTATCAATACAATTTGAATTTCCTCCTAATATAGTAGATAAATGAGAACTATTACATATTTTACTATTCTGTGAACTTAAAATTAAATCAAAATCTCCAGAAATAATATAATTTGCCCAACCTCCTAAGATTGTAGAAAATACATTATGTCCTTCGATATAATTAGATTCTCCTCCAAGTATAGAATGACCTTTAGCAAATTGAGAAGGCCAAGTTGGAGTCGCATTTCCAGTTCTAGTTATTATAGAATTAAAATTACCACCAACTATCGAATTAAAACATGAACTTGACCCACAGATTTTATTATATCCGCCTCCAGCTATAATTGACCAACAACCAGAGTTATAATTTGTTACTCCTCCATCAATATGTGATCCAAATGCTGTAGATAAATTTCCATATCCAGCAGTAATACTTGCATACCATGCGGTACCATATCCTGGGCTTCCACCACCGTCACCTGCGCAATTACGTCTACCTCCACCAATAAAGCTTGAATAAGTACAAGCCTGTCCGTCTTCACCACCAGCTATAGTTGAAGCCATACCGTAAGTATAATTATTAGCTCCTCCGCCTATAACAGACCAAGATGCTCCTGCTTGAGCTTTATTATTTTGTCCTGCTCCAAGAAATGCGCTTCCTACACAAACACTATTATCTTTTCCGCCTCCCAAAAAAGCCCAAACAGTGCCAACAACTTTATTCCCTTGTCCGCCAACTAAAACAGAAGAATCTCCACTTAATGCATTTACATCTCCCCCTAATATACTTGACCCATATGGATCATATCTACCTGCGAACCCGCGAAAAAAAGTAGTTCTATTTCCAAAATTTACACTTCCCGTAGCCCCAAGAAGAATTCCGAAACCACTTGCTGAGACCATTGATGTTCCACCTTGAGGATTATTCGGATCATTTAAAACTAAAAGATATGTATCTCTTAAACTTGCCATAAATTATGCTCCTAGATTAATTGGAATATAATCAATTAAAGATAAATATTTCCATTTTCCTCTTGTTCCATTTCCACTAGTACAAATATAAATATTATTTTCATCAACTGCCATTTGCCCACTATAACCTGGACTATATTCCCCAGTTGGCTTTCCATACTGATTAATGATTAATCCATTATTTATATTAATAAAAGTATTACTACCAGTTAATCGAACATAGCGTAAATCTAGTTGACCACTATTCGTTAATTGCTCAGTAAATATTTGCAAACCATTAAATGTGCGCATCTAATAATTTACACATAAAATTATGCAAATATGTGTAAATGATAATATCATGGAAAAAATAACATATTTAATATCAAGAAAAGAAGATAAATTTATTTTAATTAAAAAAGAGTTAAAAGATGATAATTTAATATCTACAGAAATAGAAGAATCTTCTAATTTAAATGAATTAAAAGATAAATATCCTAACGCCAGTTTAATTTAAAAAATTAAACTTTACTGTGATATAAAAGACTAGCTATATAATTTGTAACTTGATGTTCTGCTGCGATTTCTTGAATATTATTTACTTGCTCTAAATTTTGATCGATAGGTTTTTCAATATAATCTTGAAGTTTATTATTCCAATCAGCTGGAACTTCATTAGCTATAATAATCTCAGAAATTTTTTCTGCATCTTCTTTTTGTTGGTTGCTTAATTTCTTAACATTTAGCTTTTTTCTGAAAGCAGATTTAATCTCTTCTTCTAGATTTTGTGCAGCTAATATATTTTCTTTAATTTTAGATACTGAGAAGTTAGCGTTTGCTCCTACTGGTTTAACATTTTTTGTTGATTGAGGAATTCCAGTTGAACCAGATGGTCTACCACCTTGAGCACCACCGCCACCAATAATTGGTTGATATAAACCTTGATCTTTGAAAGATCTGAGTTTTTGTTGAGATTCAATTGATTCTTCTGAAGTTGGAAGTCTTCCAGTTTGAATAGCTTGTACTCCTTCTTCTGGAGTAAGAATTCCAAGTTCAATAAGACGATTGTATATTCTGGAATATTGAACATCATCTTTCAAGCTAATATCTTCAAATGATGGTTGAGGAAAGTTTTTAAATCCTAAATCTTTACTGATTCTTCTAATTTCTGGTACTAAAAATTCATTAATAAAAACTTCTCTGCCTTGTTTTAATCTTTCGATAAAAACTTGAACTTTAATACTTTGATTTGCGAATTTTTCGCTACCAATAAGAATATTATTTAATCCAATTTGAATATCTCTGTCTACGACTTCATATTTTTCTGGACCAATTAGATTTCCAATATCTGGAATGACAAATTGAGCTTTTGTTGTATAATCGGCAATAAGAACTCTTCCAACACTTTGATTCTCAAAAAGACTTTGCATTGCTTGTAAATTCTTTTGATTTACTCCACCTTTTTCTGGATCTGCTCCCATTGTTACAAGTAGAATAGCTTGTTGAGTTGTTCTTGTAACTGCCATGTCCATTTTTTTCATTTCTAATTTCCAATTAATATCATCAAGAACTGGAAAACCCATTGGAATAGAAAGTGGCTCGTAATCTTGTTTTTTGTAAAATACTGCTGCTAATTTTGTAGCATCAAGTGGAACTAAAATGTATCTGTTACTTTTATTTTTTACTTTTTCCTGAGTAGGTTGTGGTAAAGAATTGAATACTTCAATATCTTCATCGGTTTTTGGATCTCTTAATCTTTCTAATTCATAATCACTTAAGAGTTTATAATAAACATTAAAATTATAATTTACTGATCCACCAACGTAAATATCAGCAGGATTTAATATAGTATATCTAGCTGGAATTTTAATATTCTTTGCGGCTTTAATCCTTGAACCAAAGACTTGTACGATCTTTAAGGTATCTTCTAAAGATAATTCTGTATCAAATCTATAAGTGAATACATTTCCACTTCTATAGTATTCTCTAAAAAATTGATCTTGGAAGCTAGCTAAATTAATCTTCCTAAAATATGCTTCAAAAAATTCTCTTGATTTTTGACTACCACCAGTTAAGTAAATTGGGCTAGCTGAAAACTCGGTCATCAGATCGATTGTATTTCTAAAAATACCAACATTATAATAGGCTTTTTGACATAGAACAATTGCATCTCTAACATCTAATGTAGAGAGGTTTTGAATATTTGGACTATACCTAAATGGGATAAGTCCTCTATCAATATTAATAAATCTATTAGTTCTTTCTATATCTGCTGCAATATTTCTTCTAATACCAGTTGAAGCTCTTGCTTCTGAAAAAGCGCCATTCTTTTGCGTTGCTGCTTCTACCATTAAAGGCGTTATCTCTGAGGCGTTCGAAACTTCCATTTTTTTAGATTTTTTACTCATTTTTAATTTATATTTAAAATATTTACACTTATTTAATCATTATAGGCGAAAAAGAGTTGGATATCTGTTCTTTTTGCTGCATCATTAAGTCATTATATGACTTCAAACCCCAATTGGCTAACATAAATGCAGAATAATTATCTTTTCTAGCCTTATTAGCAGAAGCGCTTCTTTTTAAATGTTGAGGTAAATCAAAAGATTGAGTACCCCTACTGGTAGCAGAATGTTCAATTAATACGCATTGTTTCTTTGTTTGGTAAATGAAATCGTCCTGATTTTCTATAAAATCAAGCATTTCCCAGTCTTTTTTATCTTCTGTTTTTAGTAGTTCCATTGGTAGTCTTAATGAAAATTGAGAATTAAAGAAATCATCTGAGGCTGAAGTTTTGCTTGCAAACCAAACCTTTTTATAATCTATACATGCTTGAAGATATTCATTGGCTCTTCTTATAAAATTGCTAGTAAATACTTGATTAAAGCATATTCTTTTATTTTCTAAATTGTATTGATTTTTAGCTTTTCTTAACATTTGATTATAATCTTCCCCTTCTAAATCTGAATCGAAATCAAATGAATTTATTTCAAGCTTATTGTTTTTAAATAATTCAGATTGATTTGCCGAAGCCAAGAATACATCTGCTCCTGCATTATCCATAACAATTAAATGAATATCAAAATTGGTTAATAAATAATAAAAATAATTAACATGGTTCTTTAAGTTTCCTAATCCAGCGTAAGTATGAACTAGAGTTCCTTGTTTGGTGGTTTCATCAATTTCCAAAACTGCCATAGCAAAATAATCCGCATTTGGACTATCACTCATATTAGGATCGATTCCGAGAATATATTTTTTATTTGGTTGGCCTTTCATTAAAGTATGAGGGCTTTCTCCATTTTTAATTGTGCAATCTTCCATTTTTTTAGCATTAAAATAACTATCACTACCATCTGTAAATCTAGCACAGTATTCTCTTAAAAAACTAGAATGACTTGATCCACCAGCCTGAGCTTCTTCAATGATTGTTTTATCTATCATTTCTTCTGGTAAGGCTTCGTAACTTAATTGACTTACAAAGTATTTGGCTTCGCTTTTATCTTTTTCTAAGATTTTCTCAGACCATTCATTATAAGTTTTATAAAGATTTTCAAATGTATAGCTCGCTGATGATAGAGCTATCA